GCTCAGAAAGTCTGGAAGCGACAGGCTCCCACTGCTCCCTTGTAACAGTCTCGGTAAACGGCCAATATACGTGCAACCCACGACCTGAGTTGACAACGATAGGCTTTGGTAGCCCAACTAGATTGCAGAATTGTTGTAGCTTTTCTAGTCCTACAGCTTGGTCAACGTAGCCCAAGCCCTTCTTTTCTTTGTCATCGCCGCAGTCTATATCCAACCACATGCTCTTAAGCCCAAGCACATTGTCCTTCGTGCGGGACTTGTCAGTTGCATACTTAGCACAGCCAAAAAATACGTTGCGACCTTCCGTTATATAGTCTTGTGTAAGGTCATCTAATTCTTGCCGAGTTTGTACTAGCTTTTGCTTGACGGATTTGCCCTTGATACCAACCACAGCGTACCACCCGTCAGGGGGCAGCACTGCTTTAAGTAGGTCAAACGTATCCATCTATATATTCCAGAGACGGGAAGGCAGGGGGCAAGCCCCCATACCCTACCCAAGTTATTACTAAAGCGAACTGAGTAACGTATTGATTGCGGATGCGTACAAGCGTTGCGGTTCGTGTGTTCCAGCAAACCAGTTATAAACCGTCATACGGCTTACACCCAAACGGTCTGCAACTTCGGTTACTGGAATGTCTAGCGCAATGCACTTGCGACCTAACGCAACGCCAAGCTTAGTCTTGCTAGCTCGCTTGTTCATCGCAATAAGTCTCGAACTGTATCCGTAGCTCATAAGTTACTCGTCTTGGCTCCATGCGCTGATAACATCAGCTAGGTTCTTCTTACCCGCAGGTGTTGCTTCGGGCTTCTTTGCAGCTCGCTTAACTGGCTCAGCAATCTCCTCGTCAGGTTCGGCTTGTGCTTGTACCTTAGGGGGAGGAAGCATCGCCTTCTTCACACCGTCAGTCTGCGCAACGGTCATCACGACTGCGTTCTTTGCCTCGATGGACTTGCCAGCTTGTTCAACAACGTCCCACTCTTCTTCGCTGATATGACGCACAGGAGAGAACAACAGCTTAGGCGTATCGCTGTCGGTATCCAAGCTAATCTGCGTAACGATTTGGTTAATGTTGCGTCCGTTACCTGCGATGTACTTGATGTAGCTCTCGAACGGGTGCACATTGCCCTCACCCTTACCAAAGATAGAAGTAGCAGGAAGCGTTAATTGATACACGTCACCAGACATATCGCCTTCAAGCGTCACAGCAATACGGCGTTGATAGCGGCAAGCACGGCTGTTACCCTCACCGGAACCGGCGATGTTCTGTGGGCATGTTGCACAGTTGCTTGACTGCTTATCTTCCACTGCGGAATCAGGAGCCATACCGTCGTTCGCCCAACATGTTGGGGGCACAATCTCAGTTGGGTTGTACTTACCTGCGTAGTAGATACGCGATACGTTCTTTGCGGCGTTGACAATAATCACGTTCAACTCACGACCAGTTACCTTGCCAACCTCTTCGCCGCCAACAACTTTGCGGAACACGCCGCCACGGATAGAGATGCGCTTGCTTGAACCTGTGACGTTACCTGCAAGGGATTTAGTTAATTCGTTGACGCCGCCTTTAAGAAAGTCAGGAACGTCTTGCTTGAAAATGGACATGTTACTCATTGCTCTCACCTGTTTTGAGGAATTGTAGAAATACTACTGCTGTAGTTGTAATTAACTGCGCTCGGGAAGCTGCACGGGATAACTCCGTAGAGTCAGGATTCTCGTCTGGCCACAAATGCCCCGATGCTTCTACTGCTTCATGCAGAGCGGCGTTACGCAGTTGTAACTCCAGCCCTAACTCTTGCTGATAAATTCTTTGTTGTGCGGCGATGGCTGCTTGTGCCTCAGGGCTAATACCCGGGGGCTGTTTTGGTATATCCATGGTTAACTCCGTTTAACTACTATTGTGTATTTACTATCCGACCACAACCCCGGGGGCAGTAAGTCAGGATTCTCTTCTAGGAACTGTTTTGTATTGGTCTGATGCAAACGCTGTTCCAACAACCCGTACGCATCGTGTTCTTTAATGAACTGATACAACGAGTCCCAGTCATTCGTTGCGTACCGTGTATGTACTTTACGAATTATGGTTCCTTCATTCGTCCGCATGCTTGACACATCCAACTCTTTGCATATCTCGAGCATCTCTGCTGAGATGGTTTCTAGTTGTGCATTGAACTCAGCAATCTCTTGCTTGTGTCGGTCTGCCGCTTCTTCTTTCGCGGTACGAATCTTAATGTAAATCTTGGCTAGCTCTTCAGCTGACATATTTTCCTCTGACACTTCTTGCTCCTTGGAAAGGGTAGGGTACTACTTTACCACAGCTTTATACTTTGTCAAGAACTTTCTTCGAGCTCGTGACGATATAAATCAATTATTTTTTCATGGTTGTTTATGTTGTTGCTCAGCATACGGTACAGCCTAGCTTCAACGTCACTACCTCTGATGTGCACAACAGTCATTGCGTTCTTCTGTCCCGGTCTATTGATACGAGCGTTGGCTTGCAGGTACGTCTCGACTGACATCACGGGAGCATACCAAATAACAGTGTTAGCTGCGGTAAGGGTTAACCCGTGGGATGCGGCTTGTGGTTGAATGATAAGCACTTTTATTCTGTCGGTTGTTTGGAAGTCGTCCACTATACTACTGCGCCGATTGACAGAAACCGCACCATTAATAATTTCACATGCAATTTTGTTGTTCGTTAGGTAGGCGTTAAGAAGTTCGATGGTGTGGGTAAAGGGTACAAATATCAATACCTTATGCGAACTTTCTTCCACGACTTCGAGAATCACCTGTAGCCTATTGGATACATCGAACTCTACAATGTCTTTAGTATCCGTATACACCGCACCGCCGGATATCTGAAGCAACTTGTTGATGCTAGTGGCAGCATTTGCCGAACTGATTTCTTCTCCTGCCGCTTCCATAATCATGTTATCTTTCAATATCTTATAAAACTTCTTCTGCTGTGGAGTGAGCGGCGCATCACGCTCAACATACGTTACCTCAGGTAAGTCCAAGCACTGGTCTTTCTCAAAGCGTATCGCCGGTTGCAACACAGAATGCACGGTGTCTTGTGCGTTAGGCTTAGGTATCCACCTGTACATCCCGACCTTTAACATAACTTGGTCACGGAACTGCCCAAAGAAAGGGGCAACACCTTTAGGGTTAACAAGTTTGGCAAGTCCGAACGCATCAACGGGAGACTGAGCCGCCGGTGTACCGGTAAGCATCCATAACCCTTTGATTTTCTTATTCAAATCACGCAGTACCTTCCACCGCTCGGTTGTCGGGTTCTTGTATGCCGATGCTTCGTCTACCACAATCAGGTCAAAACCGGCATTAAGTACTTCATCCTTGACAATCGCAAGCCCATCAAAATTAATTATCACGAACTCTGCGTCGCCGTTAATAATCTTCGCCCGCTTCTTACGGTCACCATAGGCGATGTCACATGTGCGATGCACGGCAAACTTAAACAAATCGTTTTGCCATGCCGACTTCATAATGGATAGTGGGCACACCACTAGCACCCTACGTAGTAAGCCTACGCTCATCAAATAGTCCGCAGCCCATATCACAGAGGCAGTTTTTCCTGTGCCTTGCTCGTTAAAGCAAAAGGCTTTAGGTCTTTCTGCTAGAAATTGTGCTGTTACTTTCTGATGTGCAAACGGCTTGAACTGTCCCGGCCAGTTGTAATCATTCATTTTTTAGTTCGTTCTCTCTTGCTAACCTCGGATACCAAGTTACGTTTTGCGTCTCGCTTAAACGAACGATTAGCACCAGCATCTTCAACACGCAGCCCGTCTTTAATTGAGCCGCCCTTGTCGATGGCTTTGACGTGTGCAACGTCTTTACCATCTCCCTTTTTTACCTTCCCGTTCTTCATCATCGTTGCCCGTGCCTTGTTGCGCTCGGTGCGTTTCTTAATCTGCTCTTCACTCCCCTGATAGGAGGCGTATTCTTGCTTGTAATTTCTATCTTCTTTGTTCTTGTACGGCATAGCTATCCTTTGTTGTGAACGCAGGTCTTGACAGGGCAAAACTTGCACAGAGGCCCTGAGATTGGGTTCCATACCTTATTTTCGACTGCCGCTTCCAAGCGGTCAAGCTCAGGTTTCATTACATCTAGGTACTTGTGACGCATTACTCTGTCATGTTCCTTGCGTACAAACTCGTTACTTACTACGAATGCTAAGGCTGACTTTATCTCCAACACTCCGGGGAAATGCAGGAAAGTCGCCGCCGCCAACAGGTCAAGCTGTTTAGTATCCGCATACTTGGCATTCTTGCTAGTCTTGTAGTCAACCAACCAAGCCACCCCACCATCGACAATTAGCAAGTCAGCAATGCCATGCCACCAGTAGTTGGGGGCGTCAAACTTGCAAGCTATAAATTTACCCTTGTGTATGGCTATGCCCATCTCAATCTCACAGAACTTCTTACCCGGTATCTTGTTAAGTGCATCCAGTATGGGAACCATGTACTGAAACTGCTTAGGTATAGGAGTACCGTCCCGTATGTAGTCTTCCGCCGCTTTGTGCACCAGCTTGCCGTAGTTCGCAGCCTCGCCGCCCTCGTTCTCCACATCCTTGGCAATCTTCAGATGGAAGTATTTCTTCGGGCATTGTTGAAACGTCTTTAGGCTACTGTACGACCATTGAACCGTCATTTCAGTATCTCCACGTCAGCTTGCGTTTCTATCATAATTGTTTTCATTTCTTCAGCACCTCGAGCAACTTCTCAATGTAGTGCTGCCCCTTGGCAATCTCCTGAGGACTTGCATCCTTACTACCCATACGCATGATGTACTTAAGCGCACCACCCCTGTAGTAGCCAATCTGTTGTTCGAGAGGCCAAGTATCAACGACATCCCACGGCTCTATACCCATCTTCTTGTAGTGTGTGCCACCTTCCTGCCGGTCACTTGCAGTCGGTTCAATAAATACACCTGCTGCTCTTCGGCTAGCCGTATTAGATTCGTCAATCACATCTTGTAGAGTGGCGTTCAGGGGCGGGTACGCTGCTTTCATTTCTTCGTTGCCTTCTTTGCGGGTTTTGCTTCCTGCTCTTTCTTTATTCCGTATGCGGTGTGTATCATATTGGAGTACTCATCCATAACGTG